GTGTCGGTGGTCCGCCTTGCGCCGATTGCGCCTGCTGTCCATCAATGTTTCCACCGCCCAGCATTTTCATTTCGTTTACGATGATGTCGTATGCGGTACGTTCGATGCCGTCTTTGCCTTGGTATTTACGGCTTTGGATTTTGCCTTCTAAATACACTTGGCTGCCTTTCTTCAGGTATTGCCCGGCAATTTCGGCAAGGCGGCGATACATTGTGATGTTGTGCCATTCGGTACGTTCTACGCGCTGGCCGTTGCGGTCGTTCCAGCTTTCGCTCGTGGCGATGCTGAAATTACAGACGGCTTCTCCATTGGGCATATAGCGGACTTCAGGGTCTTTGCCTAAGCGTCCAATCAGGATTACTTTATTCAGCATTTTTGCTTCCTTTTTAAAGTTGAAATGTCATTCTGTTGTACGCTTCACGCGTTGCGATGACGTCTTTTTTGCAATACTCTGCTACTTCTTCGATTCGCCCGTCTTGCACATAATCCCAAACTTGTGAGCCGTCTATGCCGTCTTTAGGGCTGGGAATCCCTAAAATTTCGCATAGCTCCGCCAGCTTGATACGGTTTCCACGTCCCGCCCAAATCTGCATAGTGTCCGTGAAATTCTCGCTGTATTGCGAGTAATACAGGTTTATGGCTGGCTTGATTCGGTTCACGATGAATCGGTGGAACAGGAAGCGGACGTCAAACTCAACGTTATGCCCAATAAATCGGATATTCGGGCGCGGAACATCGTTTTTAATTCGGTTAATGAATTGGTTGAACTTGCTTAAAATTTCCGCCTCGTTTTCGCCTGTGATTGCTTCAGGCTTACCATCATCTACTGCCAAGCCGATAACGCAAACTTCGCCGTAGCCTCCATTTAAAGCCGTTCTGCGGTACTTATCATCTGCAACCTCATGAGATTTTGAAGAAGCCATGACGGTCTCCCAACGCTCAATCATTGAAGCCTTAGACGTAAATTTAATTTCGTCTTTGTCTGTAATTCCCAAATCGGCGGCGGCTTTTTCTTTCGTCAAGTCGCTAGGCGCTTTGAAATTCAGAGCAACATCTTGAAGAATTGCATCAAATGCGCCCTGTTTCTGATTCGGGATAGTCTCAATATCAATAAAAACATTTAACATATCAATACCTTATGCTTCTTCTTTAAAATCTGCCTTGCGGTTTTCGTAAACGTCCTTAACCTTGGCGCGCAGATTGCCGTCTGTATGCTTCCAAGCGTCCGCGAAGATTTGTTTCAGTTCATCTTCTGTTTGCACTTCGGCTACTGCTTTCTCATACGCGGCAAAGTCAAAAGGCGGATTCTTTTCAATCTCCGGTAAATCTTCGCCCGCGTAGATGTACAAGCCAAGCCCAAACATACCCAAACATTTAACAAGACAGCGCATCTTGTTTTTATTGATGTCAAAACTGTTTGGGTTTTTTATCGCGCTGTTTTTATAGTCGATGACAGGGAGCCACATGTAACGGCTAATCGACTGGTCGCCTTTCTTTACCGTTACCGTTACACCAACTTCTGCCGTGCCATCTGAAAAGAATTTTTCAGGGTGCATTTCAAAAACACTTTCCGGGTAGTGTTCCATTAGTGTTTGCCACGCCCAAGCCCACGAGAGATAACTCAAACCGTTCTTTTTCTCTACCTTGTCATTCACATTCACAGACGACAGGGTTTTCCATACTTCCTGCGGGAAACTCATTTTCGTTATTCCTTTCGTTTTCTTCCTGCTCTTCAAGCTCTTGCATAACTTGACAATAAAACATCTGCTGTTGACACATAACTCGCCCCTCCTTTACGCCCCTACCAGCAGCTTATCCATGTGCTTACGCGCCGCCTTTTCGGTTTTAAAAACCTGCACATCTTGTAGCGCCGCCCGCTTTACCTTATCAGGTCGGAACGTAACCTTGTTGTAGCCGTTGGGCATGATTCCGACTTGATACCCGCCTCGTACTTTTCGCATGACTACGTTCAGGCTGCGCGGTAAGCCCATAAAGCCTTTAACCTTTGCCGAGCGGTTGCCGTTCATTGTGTATGGTTGGTGGTAGCTCATTTCGCTGCCTCCGCATCGCCGCGCACTCTTTCGGCGGCTGTCAGTTGTTCGTACATTTGCGCTATTTCCGCTTCATGCTCCCGTGTTGCTCTTGCCGCCTCCTGCATTTCATGGCGGGTAACGGCGTCGCGGATGTTTTCGTATGGGTCGATAGCGTCCACACTGATTGAAGAAGCTGTCGTGTAGTCCATATATGCCTGCGCTTTCGCGTATGCCTGCACACAAAAAACTACTGCCGCCGAAGCGATGATGATTGCTGTGTATTTCATGATTGTTTCCTCGTCTTAATTTAGGGGGTTGCACGCCGAATCTTCCTTACTAGACTCAGCGGGCTGGCTGCTTCTTCGTTCAACCTGCGCCGCGGCCACCAAAGGAGTCGCAGCCCGCGCATTGTTGTGGTTTGATGCGGTGTAAATTTTCAAAACCACCGAGGCGTCCCCACTCACGACTAACGGTCTGCCTACTATTCCACTTCATGGGTATTCTTTTCAGGCTGCGATAATCCGCGCCTGCTCGATATATCTGTCCGCGTAGAAATCAAGATTTTCGATTCGCGTGTAGTAATGGTCGTCTTCGATAGCGTTTTCCATCACTTCCATCATTTCATCACTAATCCACGCTGCTCCATCTCGCAGGCTCATTCTGTATTCCCACTGGCGCGGGGTTTCGTCTTGGCACTCTTTAAGGGATTCGCGGTACTCAAACGCTGTTTTCATTACGAGATATTCGATGTCATCTTCCAGCGCGACAAACGCTTCTTGCTTCGCCTCGCTGATTGCCTGCGCTCTCGTGTAGGCTGCATCTTCGCCCGCCATTCCCCAATCAGGGGATGAATATCCGATGTTACTCATTCGATGACCTCGCATTTGATTGACGGGGACGATGTAATTTTCAGTTTCGTACCGTCGGGAAAGTAATAGAACATGACCTTCCCCGTTGCCGCTCCCAACTTTCCACCGACAAATCCAATCGTTTCGATGGTGTCTCTGTAAAGCTGGGAAGCTGAAAAACCTGCTTCGACCTTGTCTTCAAATTCGCTTTTGCACCATTTGGCTTTGTTGTTGATGTGTTCGCTTAAATCAAGCATTTTGCGTTTCCTCGCGCTGTTGTCTTAATCAAGGGGTCGGGGCTTACCGTTTCCGCGTGCCGTTGCCCTGCCGTGTGTAGTCGGTTTGTGCCTCCGCGTTGGCGGTAGCTCGCCCAAGCCCTTGATTAGGCCGCCTGTCTTTCAAAGCGGCTGCTTGGCTTTCCAAATTTTTAAAGAGCATTGCAGCGGTATTGTTACCTGACACCTGTTTGTCAGCCCGTTTGCTGCTTCGATGTGTGAATTATAGCAAAGCTAAATAGAATGTAAATAGCAATGCTAATCTGATTTGCTATATTTTTTGCTATATATTGATTTTAAAAAGAATTTAGTTTGAACTGGTTTGAACTGCCGCGAACTAGGCGAAAAAAGCCGCCCTAAATCGGCGGCTGTCAAGGTAGTACCGTGTTGATTTCCTGTAATACCGTGCTGATTTCAGGAAGTCAGCATGTTGATTTCCTATTTTGGATATGAGAAAGCCCGCATTGCGCGGGCTATATTTAGATAACTGGCAGGTAGCAACATCGGCAACCTGATTTGTGCGTACATTGTGCATGGGGCAAAACAGGGGCTTCAGACGACCTGTATGTCTTGCCGCTTTGCGATTTACAAAACTCGCAACTATCAGGGCAGCCTAAAATCTCAACCTCTTCATACTGTTTAAGCTCTTGCCGTGATTTCGCGCGGAACAGCAACATCATCGGTACGGCAGAATCAGCAATGTTGGATGACGAAAACTCATGATGATAAAGCCATTTAGGGATTTTGCTTAATCCCCAAACAAAGTTAAACGCGGCAATGATACGCGCGGCATTTAAATCGTCATCGCTTATTCCGTCTAGTATCTCTAGGGTTTCTGAAAATATAGACTCCAAGATTTCAATATCTGACGGACCAGGGTATCGCGCCCAGTATTCTTGAGGGGATACCCCAAAAAACAGCCCGCGCGGTTGCGGTTGTGATAATTCATAATCTGCAACCGTCCGACACGCCGCCAATATGTCGCCTGATCGGATTTGCTGCAAACTGATTCTGTATG